GCTGATTCTCTAAAAAACACGCTTGTTTTGGGTAATGCCATTTGGCAAGAGGACTTTTGGGTTGATAAGAGGATGGTAAAGGTACTTGAGAAGATAAACATTGCCGAGGGCAAGAGGGATCTTTCTTTCAAGACGGAAGATGTTTTTGATTTTAATGATGTTTATGGGGAGAATGTTGATCCTAGAAATTTCTTCATAGATGAAAATGCGCGAACAATAAATAGGGGTAGGAACAAAGCTAATGATTGTATTAGAAGATATATCATGTCGTATGACACGTTCATGGAGACCTTTAAGGACTCTATTTTCGACATGTTTGGTGCAACCAAGTATGTTAAGCCTGCGGGAAGTGCCGATGCTAACTACTATCAGTTCTTTCAACAACCTGTCGGCATACGAGGAGATCAGGTAGAAGTATTGTTCTATTGGGCTAGAAGACCAGATAAGCTTGTTCTAATGGCAAATGATGTTGTTATATACAACGGGCCTAATCCCTATAATCACAAGCAATTACCTTTTGCAGCAGCAAGTGATGTGACGCGTCTTAGGGGCTTTTGGGCTAGGGGAGAATCTCAGCTTTTAGAGTCAATTCAGGATGAACTTACAACAACGCGAAGAATGAGACTTGATAGAAATTACATGGACATATTTAAGATGTTCTTGGTTTCCGAGTCCGAGAATTTAGATGATGATGAGGCTATAGTTGCACCATCTAGGTTTTTAACGGTAAGAGATCCTGTTAATGGTATACGAGCCCTAGAATACGGACCTGTTTCTCCAAATGCCTACCAAGAAGAAGATAGACTTAAGCAAGATGGAAGAGAGGTTACAGGTGTAACATCCCCCATGTCCAGTGGAACTGCTACTGAAGCTGCCATCTTTAAAGAGGCTACCATGAAGGTTTTGCAATACAAGGTTTGGAGATGGTCAAGAGAGCTTTTGTGGGATATATACGCTTTAAGAGTTCCAAACATTGTTCAGTTTTACTCTGAACCTAACATTGAACAGATAGTTGGTGCTCAGAAAGCTGCTGAATTTAGACGCATCATGACACAAAACATACAGTTAAAGAGCAAACCAACAGGAGAGCTTATAGAGGAAAGAAGAAAAGGATTCTACTTCTTTGACGTATCTCCATCTGATGTTGTTCCTACTTACGGTAAGTACAATCTTCGCATTGTAGGTGAGGCGTCTTTCCCATTATCCAAACCTTTAAGACAGCAGCAAGTGGAGAAGTTCTTTGCTTCGCCTGTTGCCCAAGCTGCTATGCAATCTGGGTATTGGGATATTAAGAAGGCTGCGGATATTTATGCTAAAGAGTACGACTATGATCCTGATGATCTTAAACAAAGTACAGAGGAAGAGCCCGATGTTCAAGGAGCAAGCGAGGGCAAGCTTATTGAGATAGCAGGAAAAAAAAATGAAATGATGCTTGCAGGACAGGCACTTCCACCGACACCGTACTCTACAAGAGCGCATACTGATCTTCATTTGGCTTTGATGGAATCCGAACGATTTAAGCAGGCATTGGCATCTAATCCTCAGTTATCCGAGATCTTTTCTAACCACGTTCTAGGAGAGGAAAAGGCTCAGGGCATGCGCGAGCAGGGAAGTGAAGAGGATGCTTTGATGTCCTCATACGGAGGTGGGTCTTCTACATCAGAGGGTATTTTAGCAGGAGAGGCTAAGGCAACCCAACCGTCGATGGTTAAGGGAGCTGAATTTACTCCTATGGGGATGATGAATAAATGAAGTCAGCAAACAAGAAGTTTGACACACCGCTTGAAGAATTAGAGTTGATGGAAGGATTTGCAGGGACAGCTCAGTTTGAGATCATATCCAAGTGGGCCAAGCGTTACATTAACGTACTTAAAAGCTCTGCTTTTTCTCTTTTAGAGGATGATCCTTCGTTTGTTATAAAACATGCTTCGTACACAGGGCAGGCATTTGGGATAGAGAAGTTTTTGGAGTTTATAAGAAAAGCATCGGAAGGAGCTAAAGATGATGGAAAGCTTGAATGATATAGTCAATAACATAATGCCTTATTTTCAGAACTTTGGTGTGGGAAAACGCGGACAAGGTATTGCAAAATCCGAATACGCTCAAGAACCTAAAGTTCTAAACCCTGTTTTATGGTCCTCTATGTCTCCTTCTTCTCAGCAACAAGCTCCAAAGCCAAGACTTGATGTGAAGTTTGCAACCTCAGATAAGCCAACTTTTCCGCAGGAATACATACCCTATGTAGAGGAGGCTGCCTCAAAATACAAAATAGACCCGTTAATACTAGCTTCTCTTGCAGCACAAGAGACTGGTGGGTATGGGTATGATCCTTCTGTTGTTGGATCATCTGGGGAAAGAGGTGTTACTCAGATCATACCTAGTATTTGGGCCAAAACAGCCGATTACGCAAACGATGAGTCTGGGTGGGACATGTATGGAAATGCTCTTGCAAACGATCCTAGAATGGGTTTTTTGGAAGCTGCACGTATTCTTTCAATGCTAGAGGAACAATATCCTGAATTTGGTCTTGCTGTTTATAATGGTGGGCCTAATTTTGGGGATCAAGCACTAAATTATCAAAACGAAGTACTGCGAAGAATAGGCAGATAACCTCAAAATAAGTTATACTATAGTAGTTAGTCATATATTTACATATTTTGGAGGATATTGAAACATGCCAGAAGAAAAGAAAGAGACGATAGAGACTATCGTTCCAAATAATAATTCCGAAGTAGAAGCATTAAAAAAGAAGATAGATGAGCTTTCCAAGCAAAATGAGGAGTTATCCGAGTTTGCTAAGGCAGCTGTCCCTGTTATTAAGTTTATGAACGAAGATGAGACTATCTCAAAGACGTTTAATGAACGCTGGGAGGCTAAATTTAACCCCTCTGCCAAAAATAACAAGCCAGATGTCAGGGAAAATGAAGAAATTGCCACTCTAAGAGATGATGTTAACAGCGTTAAAGCAGAAAACAGAGCTAAGGCTATTAAAGACTTTGAAGATAGAGTTGGTATAAGCAGGCTTCCCGAAAAAGAACGCAGTGAAATAAGAGAAAAAATAGGAAAAGAGCTAAAAGAAGCTGGGATTGATCTTAAAACCTTAGATTCAACACGCGTTGATACTGTTTTGGAGAAGTTTCATAGACTTGTTGACCCCAAAGCTGCTGAACAGGCCGAAAAGAACGGCTATTTAAAGGGATATATGAATGGGACAGCGACAATGCCCTCAATTAATGGCGGTGGAAATATACCCGAAGTCCAAGAAGACGGTAAATTAACACCCGAACAAATAAAGTGGGCTGAAAAACTTGGCGTTGATCCTGAAAAAGCAGCCGAGGTCGTAAAGAATAAGGACAAAGAGAAGGATACGCCCTCAAAGGCCGAGAAATCAAGCTAAAATTACCTCTTTCAAATACCATTTCCTTTAAAGGCGCTATTCGTAGCGTTGTCATAGATTGACCTATAAGTTATAGTTATAGGTAGTATATGATTTCTCTTTGGAGGATACGCTAATGTTAGGTTTTGAATTTAGAAAATCCTTAAATGCAAGCGAGACACCTCAATTGCTTTATTTTATCGCAGATAACTCCGATGTGATAACTGTAGGTGATGCCGTTAAGATCAATACAGATGGTCATGCCGAGTTACTTACTGCGGGTGCAAAGGTAGCAGGAGTAGTTGCTCATGTAGTTGATGCAAATGGACTTCCTTTAACGCCAGATTCAGGAACGCTTCACACCTACACAATGCCATCAGATAACGAGACTGTTGCTCAGAATAAGGTCGGTATCTATGTAGGAAAAGATTTGTTGTTTGCAAATGATTCAAGTGGAAGTTTAGCCACAACAAATTTGATGCAATTTTTCGATGTAACTGATGAAGATACCATCAATCAAGGTTCTGCAAGTGATACAGCAGGTCAGTTCCAGTTAGTAGGTTTAGATCCAGATGGAGACGGGGATGCTTCTAAAGGTCTTTTCAAGATCGCAGAAAGCCAATTCGATCCATTTGCTCAACAGTAATTAGTTATTAGTTTGATGGAGGATTAAAAAATGCCAGCAGTCAGAGGAAATTTCGCACCAGAACTTGATCCAGCCGTTAGAACTATCTTTTTTGATAGATATAACGAAGCTGAACAAGTGATGCCGAAAGTATTTAATATTAATAGTTCTGGAAGAGATAGTGAAACAGATAGCGCAACTACAGGATTTGGGATGTTGCAAGAAACCAGTGAACTTGGAGCTTTGGATTACGAAGATCCATTAAAAATGTATAACACTACATATCGCCATTTAAAGTACACAAAAGGTTTTAAGGTATCAGATGAGTTATACGAAGATGATCAACACAACATCATCAAGAAAATGCCTGCAAACTTGGCCAAAGCTACTGTAAAGACAACTGAATATTACGCAGCTCAAGTACTTAATAATGCTTTTACCGCAGGACATACTTCCTATGGAGATGGTAAGCCTCTTTGCTCAACCATCCACCCAAGGGCAGATGGCGGTACAGCTCAATCCAATGCTTCTTCGACAGGTCTTGCTTTTAGTGAAGTAAACGTAAGAACAGGAAGACTTGGACTTGAAAAAGTGTTAGATGACAAAGGTCAGATTGTAAGTCTTAAAGCTAACAGACTTATTGTTCCCGTAGATCTTGAAGACGCAGCTTTGATAGTTACTCAGTCAGATAGAAGATCTGGAACAGCCAACAACGACGTAAACGTAAACAAAGGAAGATTTGAAGTTGTATCTTGGAGATACATTAACTCTACTACAGCATGGTTCTTACAAGACAAGAATGAGCACTTGCTTAACTGGTTTTGGAGAATTAGACCCGAATTTAAGTCAGACTATGACTTTAATGCAGGCGCAATGCTTTCCAAGGTAAGAGTTAGGTTTTCAGTAGGTTGGTCCGACTGGAGAGGCTTCTGGGGTTCAGCAGGCGATGGAAACGCCTACGCTTTATAAGGTTATTAATTTGGGGGAAGCAACCCTTCCCCCTTTTCGGGAGATAAAACCATGAGTGTAACAGGATTCGACATAGTAGGCGGAGCATCTAGGATGAAGCTTGTAACCTCCCTTCCTACCACACCAGAAGAATACTACGGAGTTGCAAATCAGGACGTTATTGGAAACGAATGGGTTGGTGGAGAGGTGGTTTACAACAAAAGCGATAATAGGATCTATGTTCAACGAAATGAATCTGGAAGAACAGCCTCTTGGAGAAGGCTTCTAGATCAACTTGCTACAACTACGACATCAACATCGACTTCGACATCCAGCTCTACATCGTCATCTACATCAAGTAGCTCGACTACTACAATGGCTTAATATGCTTAATAGGAACGAGACCTATATAAAAGATTCTTTTTGGGATCTTACATGGTCTCGTTCTTACGTTTCCTACGAAAAACATCATCAGCTATTTTGGGATCTTATAAAAGAAAATGTTTACGGATCGGTCTTAGATCTTGGTTGTGGCAGTGGTTCTTGTTGGAAGGAGTTTAAGGGCAGCAGTGACATTACAGGTGTGGATTTTTCAGAAGTTGGTTGCTTGGAATTTACAAGAAACACAGGGTATAAGGCTATTTGCTCCAAGATAGAAGATCTAGATATAGAGGATACATTTGATACGGTTGTTATCGCTGGTGTAATAAACTATTACAGAGACCTATTTAAAATAAAGCAACAACTAAGAAAGTACGCAAAACGCAGAATTATTATGACAATTAATGTTATACAGGATTTCAAGGATAGAGTCTGGGATGAGGAAACTATACGGCATGAATTTAGGTTTTTAGGTGAGAT